TTTACATTGCCTGCCGCCGCCCCGGAAATGGAGCAGATCACAAGCCACAACTTGACCAAATCGGATTTCAAGATTTACTTACATGGAAAATGGATGCAGAACAGATTGTGTTTGCAAATGGAGTACTCAAGGAGTATAGCGTAGGTAAACAACCTGCATGGGTAGACTACATGACGAATTACAATAAAACATATGGTAATTTTGCAGTAGGAGAAGCGGAAGCATTCATGGTACTAAACCGAATCTACAAAACAGAATGGAAGGGAGATACGCCGGAATTAAACAACTCAACATACATTGATCCGCAAGCGTATAACTATGTATTCGCAGACACAGATTTACAGAGTATGAATTTTTGGGTACAAATCGGATTCGACATCGAAGCTCGAATAGTAATGAGTGCCAAAGTAATGCCAACACTTTAATATTTTATGACATGAAAAAAGTAGGAATTAATTACAGAAGCAAACTAGGGACAGCTCTAGTAGAAGGTGAAAGTATTGAGTTAAAAATTGACAGAATGACGCAAAACAGCGAACCTATTGGAGATAGTGCACCACTAATCTATACACCAAGGGAAGATGGAGTAATAGCAGCATACGACATCCGAACAGATAAGTGGGATATTGCCTTAGACGCAATGGAGAAAGTTAACCGAACAAGAGGCAAGATTTCAGAGTTAGGTGGTATGCGAGAAGCGAAGAAGAATATTGATGAAGAAGCGAAAAAAGCCGTAGCCAACGGTGCAATTGATTCAAAAAATGAACTCAATTAGCATGTCACCACTTTAGTGAAACAAGTTCATACGTGTAAAATGAACGACCATTAAAACCGAAGATTTCGCGGGGACGCACGGCATAGATTGTCCAATAAGTTTACCGCGGAATCCTCTTAAAAGAGGGTGGTACGCACGTAGCATATATTATCTAGTTATAATGTAAGACTCTTTTAAGAAGAGCGAAATCAATGTAAAAAATTATTATCATGGGATTTATTAAAAATGCACTAGGAATGATTGGCGATGCAGCCACAGGAGGACTAGCAAGCGGAATAGGAAGTTTTGTAAGCGGGATACTCGGAGATAAAGGGTTAACGAAGAAGGACCAATTAGAAATCATGAATAAACAGCACGGGTATGAATTGGAAAACATGGATTACCAAGCGAAACTTAACGAAGAAATGGCACAGAGAAACCAAGAACGCCAAAACGAATACTTCGGAATGACAGCAGAGTACAACTCGGCAAAAAATCAAAAACAAAGATTAAAGGACGCAGGATTAAACCCTGCATTAATGTACGGAAGCGCAGGAAGTGGCGGAGCAGGAACAGGAAGCACAGGAGGAGCAAGCGGAAGCGGTGTCGGACTATCGCAAGCACAAGCAGTAGGCATGGGACTACAGTTAAGCCAAATCAAGGCACAAACGAACCTGATGAACGCAGAAGCAGCCAAGGCATATGCAGACGCGAACAAGACCAAGGGAGCAGACACGGATAAAATAAGACAGGATATTGCGGAAAGTGAGGCAAGAATCGATGAAATTATAGCTAAGATTCCTTCAGAAAAACAGCAATATTACATAGGCAAGGCACATGAAGAAGTACTCAAGGCAAGCAAACTATTAACAGATGCAGCAGCAGCCAAAACAGACGAAGAACGGAAAGTATTGGCAGTACAACAGCATGTATTGTTTAAGGAAGTTGAAAAGATAGTTGCCGAAATCGAAGGAGTAGGAATAGATAACGACCAAAAGAAAATAATTAAAAATTCACTACAAAGAAATATAGATTCTCACATATACCTGAATACAGCTCAAGCGATAGCAGCAGAAGCAAACGCTAAGTTCTCAAACGAAAACATAAAAACCATTGAAGGACAGTTACAATTATGGGCAAAACAGGCTGAAAATTGGGAAGGACAGCGGGAGAATGTCAGAAAGCAAATCGAAGAGCAGGTTAAGCAATGGGCACAAGAAAACATGTTTGAAGGAAAGAAAGTCAGTTTGGAACAAACAAGAACCATAGCAGACATAATCCTAAGAAGTCTAGAAAGTGTGCAAAAAATCGGTCAGATAGTAGGAACAGCAATGATTAAGTAATATGTGTTTATATCCAAGATTAATACCAAATCCTAAGTACAGGACTTCAAAGAAGAGAGGGTACTACAAACCCTCTCCACATGACGCAAGACTGAATTACGTACCTGTAGCGTGCGGGAAATGCTACGAGTGCAGAAAAAAGAAAGCTAGAGAATGGAGAATCAGACTAGCGGAGGAAATCAGACACAACAAGAGCTATTTTGTAACATTAACAATTGATGACGATAATTTAGAGATGTTGAAAAACGAACTAGAAGTTGAATCCATCAAAGGGAACGAGAACAATATAGCAACACTAGCATTAAGGAAGTTCCTAGAAAGGTGTAGAAAAAAAACAGGGAAATCATTAAAACACTGGTGTGTAACGGAACTAGGAGAAGACAGAGGAAGAATACACTTACACGGAATATTCTTCGGAAAGGAAGCAGCAGAATTGGTAATCGAGAAATGGAAATACGGATATGTATTTATTGGGAACTTCGTAAACGAGAAAACAATTAATTACATAAGTAAGTATATGTTGAAGGACGATTTAAATAACAGAGAATTTACAGGAAAAGTATTAACAAGTGCAGGAATGGGAAAACAATACTTTGAAAGAGGAGATTGGAAATTCAACAAGTACAATGGAAAGAACACAAGAGAGTATTACGTATTCAAAAATGGCACTAGAGCAATGATGCCAAGATATTACCAGGTCAAGATTTATAGTGAAGAAGAAAGAGAATTACTTTGGCTACAGAAATTAGACAAGGGTGATATATGGGTGATGGGGGAAAAATGCAAGATAGATTCAGATGAATACAAAAACCTCCTAAGTTACTACAGAGAGCAAGCAAAACAGATACACGGAGACAATATGGCTCTATGGAAGGAAAAACAGTATTGGCGAAGACTAGAAAAACAAAGAAGTATGTACAGAAAGCGAAGAAATATGAACGAATATATCGACAGACAAACAGCGGAGAGAATCAACAACTACGAGATTGGTTGCTGTCCATTCTGATGCACGAAAGTTCCGCCATACTGATGGAAAAGTGTTAAAAAAGTGCTAAAGTCAGTCATTTATTTGGTTGGCTTATATTTTTGTGTTACCTTTATGGTGAGAGAGAGAAACAAACACCATTAATAAACAAAAAACTTACAATTATGGGAAAAGAAATAGTAGTAGAAGACAAAGAGTACAAAGATTACAAGTTAATACTCAAAGTAGACATAGACAAAGAAGATGAGGATTTACTAAAGAAAAGATTTAACTTACTTGCATTAAGTCCAAATCTAAGTAACGAACAAACCGAAATATTAGAAACATTGTTCGGATATTATTGGTATAAAAATTGTGAAATCAATATAATTAAATAGCATGAATAAGATTTACAGCGTATTAAGAATAGACCCTTGGAATAATGCCCAAGAAGTCTATACAGGGAGAATCAGGGACTGCAAAAAAAGTCTAAAAACTATAGGGGAAGAATACAAGAAAAGAGGATGGGAAGTAAAAAATTACGACTTCACATTAATCCTAAGGTCAAATTCATCCGATAATAAGAGATACACATATTTGATACATTGCCCTAAGTATGAGAAATAAGACGATAGCGGTGATTGCCGACAAGGAAACGGGAATCATTAAATCAATAGAAACAGAAGTGATTATCTCACAAAGGGGATTAGAGTCTGAAATGAGATGGGAATGTATGGAAGCTATTAAGAGGCTTATCAACAAGAAGAAATACAAAATTATTAACATAAATACTTACTTTTATGACTAAAGAACAAAAAGAAAAATTAATTACAGCGGTGGTTACATTCATCACCACAGTATTAAGTATCCTATTTTTACAGGCATGCACAATGAGTATGAGTATCGCTAAAAACAATAACGGTACTTTTGAACAGAGACAAGAAAATAGTACTAGCGTGGATAGTACGAAGATTAATAACAATTTTAATAAGTAAAAATCATGGAAAGAAACGGAATGAACTTATTCAGAGTCGAAAAAACAAAAGTAAACGAAGAGGAAAAATTCGTAATCGTGTGTGGGAAATATCGCGCGTCAAAGATGGAGTTCGAAACAAAAGAAAATGCAGAAGACTACATTGCAAGCATGATAGATTGGGACATGTTGGTAACCATTGTAGGACAGCTAAGCGAGCATATTGCAGAAAAAAAAGTAAACGAAATGTTAAACGATAAATAAATAAGACTATGGTTAAGAAAACTATCGGAAAAAATACGCTTGGTGATAATAATAAGATGAAAATCGCTATGCGTGACTATGAGAGAAGCACACACAACCTCTCATATATTTGGAGAAACACACAAGCACCAGGAACACTAGTTCCCTGCATGAAAATCTTAGCAACACCAGGCACTACGTACAAGATTAAAGCAAATAGTCATATTCTGACACATCCGACTGTCGGACCACTATTTGGAAGCTACAAATTCCAAATGGATATATTCACCGTACCTATCAGACTCTATAATGCGCTACTACATAATAACGCATTAAACGTAGGACTTGACATGGCAAAAGTTAAATTTCCTAAATTTGCCATAACATTAGGAAAAGACAGTTCTAAATCCCAATGGAGCAGCAGTAGCCTACTAGCTTATTTAGGATTCAGGAATAAGGGTCGAGAATTATCAGATTCACTAGATTTTGTGCACAAATTCAATGCTATTCCTGCAATTGCTTATTATGACATTTTCAAGAATTACTATGCAAATAAACAAGAAGAAAATTTCTACACAATCGGAATTGGAAATGAATACGAACTGACATATCCGAGCAATTTACAATCAGGAGTAAGAGTAATGCTACAAACAGGTCCTGAAAAATGGGATTTGAGTATCACAAATGATATCAACTTCTATTTAATTGCAACAGGAGGAAGAAATTTCGTAATAGAAATTGACAAATCGGTATTTCCTCAAAATGGGAATATAGAAGAAGTAATCATAAATGGATACTACAGAGGACAAGGAGGACAACGAGCACAATTCACAGCAAAACAACTCGCAAACGGAAATCAAATCACATTCGCTAATAACACATGGATGATTCCTGTAAAGTACGAAGATAAGCCAAATATGCGAATATTTGTTGTGACATCCATTAAAACTACAGGCGCAATATCACTCAAAAGTTATCCTCTCGAATCCATTGACAAAACTAGAGAAGAAATCCTATCATTAGGAAGCCAAGAAGGCTTAATTCAATACGAGAGGGGAAAAGGAAATATTACACAAGAATATCTCAAGGATTTAATTCAATTAGGAACAGAATTTTACAGCGCAAATCCTCAAATCGGACTAGCAGTTAAAACTTATCAATCAGATATTTTTAACAATTGGATTAATACAGAATGGATTGACGGAGAAAATGGAATCAATGCAATTACAGCGGTTGATGTATCAGACGGTAAGTTAGAACTTGACACACTGATTTTAGCGAAGAAGGTTTATAATATGCTGAACCGAATTGCAGTCAGCGGAGGAACCTATAATGATTGGATTGAAACAGTATATACGACCGATTACGTAAGCAGAAGTGAAATTCCTGAATATCAGGGAGGTATGTCTAGCGAAATTCAATTCCAAGAAGTAGTAAGCAATAGTGCAGCAGAAGGAGAACCGCTAGGAACACTAGCAGGTCGAGGGGTTAACGTCGGTAAGAAAGGAGGAGAGATCACTGTGAAGGTTACAGAACCATGTTACCTAATAGGTATATGCAGCATCACGCCAAGAGTCGACTATTCGCAAGGAAATGACTTTGATATTATGTTAGATACCCTTGACCAGATACACAAGCCACAACTTGACCAAATCGGATTTCAAGATTTACTTACATGGAAAATG